CTTCTCGTAGCAGGCGACTAAGATGCTGACGTCGGGCGGCGTACGGCCGACGGCGGGCAGATCGGCACCGACCAAAACGTCCAGCGTCACGCCCAGTACAGAGGCCAGCTCCACAGCGGTCTCGATGTTCGGCGTTCTATCGCCGGAAACATAACGTGAGATGGTAGTCTCCGTCGTGTTGATGCGCTCTGCGACAGCACGCTGCGTGAGGCCGCGCTTGTCGATGAGTTCTTTGAACTGTTTGGCGAACATGGCTTTGCTGTACATAGTCATACCTCCCAATGTAGCTTACTTACCAAGTTTATAACATACTTGTCAAAGAGTAAACAAAACTTACCAAAATTATCATTTTAAGATTGACATATACCATAACGGTAAGCTATAATGAAGACACGGAAAGGGGGTGAGCGGATGAATAGCTCCAAGCTCAAGGGCATCCGGGTCGAGAAGGGAAAGACCCAGAAGAACATGGCCGAATTGATCGGCAAATCGCTTGTTACCTACTCCAAGAAGGAGCGCGGAGAAGTCGAGTTCTCCAATGAGGAAATGAGCATTGTCGCCAAGGCGCTTGACCTGACCAGCGATCAGGTCAACGCCATTTTTTTCGACGACAACTTACCGAAAGGGTAAGTATACGCATGGCGGTTTGCTGATGTCTAAAGTATAGCGCATCAAGGGGGCAAAGAAAATGGGACGCGATGCCGCAAAAGCCTGTGAAAACCAGTGCTTCCGGTGTAGGAAAGAGGCCGCAAAGCACAACGATAAGCTCGGTAGCCGCGAAGGCGCTGCGGAACTGCTCGGAATCTCGGTTTCGAGCCTTGCAGATTACGAGCTGGGCAACACAAAGGTCATCCCGGTGGATAAGGTGGTGCTGATGGCAGACATCTACAATGCACCGGAGCTGATGGCGTGGTATTGTTCGTCGGAATGCCTTATCGGAAAGAGCCTCGAAATGCCGTCCCCTGAAATTGCCTCGGTAGAGCGTACGACCATGAAGCTGCTGAAGCAGCTCCGGCAGGGTGACATCGAGCAGGTCAAGGAAAAGCTCATCGACATCACGGCAGATGGCATCATCTCCAAGGATGAGTGGGCAGACCTGACCGAAATCCTCGACTACCTCGACGGACTGATTCGGGCGGCGCGGGAACTGAAGCTCATTGACTCCAAGCTCCTGAACGGAGGCGCAGACGATGGCTGACATCCAAACGCTGAAGAAGCTGCTGGCAGAAGAATATGGCATCACAACCGCAAGAGAACTCGACGAAGCCATGAAGAAAATCGGCGGATTGAATATCGGCGTGTTTGCATCGCCGGTAAGAAAGGATGGAACGAAACATGAAAAAGTACGCAGTATTGCACGAGCCGGGTGACATCGTTACGCTGGCCGGAACCAGATTTGTGGTGCTGGATGTTGAGCGTCGTGGTAGCCTGCCGGACAGCCTGTTCCTGCTGGCGCTGGAATCGGTTGGTGCTTCTGAATTTGGCAGCTCCAACAACTACGCAGAGAGCGACCTGAAGAAGGCCGTGGATAAGTGGTTGGAGGACATGGGCAAGAGGGGTCTCGACAACGCCAAGCTCATCCCCCGCGAGATCGACCTGACCACGCTGGACGGTTCCGGCTGCTATGGGAAGTTGTCGGTGAAGGCTGCGCCGCTTACACTGGATGAAGCTCGCGAGTACGCTGACATCATCCCCAATGCGGAGCAGTGGTGCTGGCTGGCGACCGGTTGGAGCGGTCCCAGCAAGTCGGACGGTGATCTCGCCCTGTGCGTCAGCTCCAATGGCGACTGGGGCAGCAACTACTGCTCCAGCTCGTGCGGCGTCCGCCCCGCTTTGAAGGTCCCCTCTATCCTCTTTGAGGACTCTGAGGCCGGTCTGGACTTGAGCAAGATTCCTACCGATGATCTGCTTCAGGAAATCCACCGCAGACTCGCGGAAAAGGCATGAGTGCCGATAAGCTGGCAGAAGCGCGGCAGGCGGCGGAAACAGCGCTGGGATTCAAAATCCCGGATGTGGTAGCCACCAGCGTTCTCTGGTATGCCCGGCGCAAATGTGAGCTGGCAGAGCAGCCGGAGAGCTACCTTCCGCTTCTGTACGAAACCGAGCTGACCGACTACTATATGCGGTTGGCAATCAACCTGAAGGGAGAAAAGCAACGTGAGCAACGAATGCGTGAAGCCCGAAATTCCGCAGTTCCCGGAACTGACATTTGAGGAAGAACGGCATCTCTACTACCTGAACGGGCTGGAAGTACCCAGCGTGACCACCCTGATGAGGCCGCTGTCCAGTGACTTCTACAGCACGGTGGACCCGGAGATTCTGAACAAGGCCGCAAAGCGCGGCACGGCCATCCACAATGCGGTGGAGAACTACGCCAAATTCGGCATTGAGGACATTCCGCCGGTGTATGCCGGGTATTTTGCCAGCTTCCGGGAGTGGTGGGATAGCCGCAAGCCGGAAGTTCTGGCGACCGAAACCAAGGTCTACCACAAAATCCTGCGGTATGCAGGCACGGTCGATCTGCTGTGCATCATCGACGGCAGGGTGACGCTGGTGGACTACAAGACATCGGCGCAGGTGAACAGCAAGCTCTGCGCTGTGCAGCTTGAAGCCTATGACAGAGCATGGGAGAGCCACGACATCAAGGTCGATGACCGGCTGATTCTCCACCTGTCCAAGAAGGGCTATCAGGAAGTGCGCTTTCCCCGGAGCGGGAAGTGCTGGTCGGTGTTCTCGTCCTTGATGACGATTAAGAACTACATGAACGAGTGATTTTTGGGAGGTTCGACAGATGGAAAAAGAAACTATGGTGGCAACCGTTCCGCAGGCCGAAATCGTTGATGAGCAGCAGCTCTCCCGCGATGTGACCGACATCGAGTTTCAGGCGGAGTCGCTGGTTATCCAGACCGATGAAGATTACGCCTTTGCCGGTGAGTTCGGCAAGATGCTGAAGAAAAAGGCGTCGCAGGTCACGACGTTCTTCAAGCCCATGAAAGACAGCGCCTATCAGGCCCACAAAGCGGTTTGCGACCGGGAAAAGGCCATGCTGACCCCGCTGCGCAACGCCGAGAAGACGGTCAAGCAGGTGATGAGCGCCTACATTGCAGAGCAGGAACGTAAGCGCCGGGAAGCTGAAGAAGCTGCTCGACGGGCAGCGGAAGCTGAACGGGAGCGCAAGATTCAGGAAGCGGCTACGCTGGAAGCCGCCGGTGATGCAGATGGAGCGGAGGCCGCCTTTGAGGAAGCAGCCATCATGGATGATGCTGCAAGCTATGCGGTAGTACCCGCCGCAGCCACCCCGAAGGTCTCCGGCGTCAGCACCTCGAAAGACTGGGAAATCGTCGAGATCGACCCCAAGGCGGTCCCGCTGGCGGTGGCGGGTATTGAGCTCCGCCCGGTCGATCAGGCCGCTGTTATGCGCCTCATCCGTGCCTCGAAGGGCCAGATCGAAATTCCCGGCATCACCTACCGTCAGGTCGCAAAAATGAGCTTCAGGGGGTAAAAGAATATGTCTACTGCTATGAGCAAAGCTGAGAGCAACGCTCTCGTTGTCAGCTACGATGTTCTGGGCACGCACGTTGAGCTGGATTTGGATTTCGTGAAGAAGTACCTCGTTCGCGGCAAGGCAGAACTGGTAAGCAATCAGGAACTCGTGTTCTTTATGAACACCTGCCGTCAGCAGAAGCTCAACCCGCTGGCTCAGGGTGAGGTCTACCTCATCAAGTACAGCGAGAAGGACCCGGCGCAGATGGTTGTCGGCAAGGATGCTTACCTGCGCCGGGCATTTGAACACCCCGACTACCTGTTTAAGCAGGACGGCATCACTGTTCTGCGCGGCGACCAGATTTTTCAGAAAGAGGGCTGCTGCCTTTATCCGGGCGAGTCTTTGGTCGGCGGCTGGTGCCGGGTGTACTTCATGCGCAATGGCAAGGAGCGCACGGCCTTCAAGGAGGTCAGTTTCGGAGAGTACAACAAAGGGCAGGCCAACTGGCAGAACAAGCCCGCGACCATGATCAACAAGGTTGCCATCAGCCAGTGTGTGAGAGATGCCTTCCCCAAGGACTATGAGGGAGTCTACTCGGAAGACGAAATGGTTGCCTCTGGTGCTATCCCGGTGAATTACAAGGAGCTGGATGACCAGAAGCAGGAAGAACAGCCCGCCGAGGAAGAAGACCCGGTCATCTCGCAGGAGCAGCGCCAGCAGCTTTTCAAGGCGGCGCAGGCAAACTTCGGCAAGGACAAGGGCAACGCCGTGGTCAAGTCCATCATCGAGGAGATGGGGCTGACCTCTACGACCGGCATGAAGATGTCCACCTACAACAAGGTAGTCGAGCGGCTGGTCGAGATCTGCACGGCCCACAAGGCGGAGCTGGAAGCTGAGGAAGGCACCAAAAATGACGGTGCAGCCGAAGAATAAAGCCACCGGCGGAAAAGGAAGGTGAGGGGATGCCGTGGATAAGCGTACATCAGGAGGTGGACGGTACGAAGCTCCGTAGATTATACCGTGCCATCGGGTGTTCCAAGTTTGAAGCCCTCGGCATCCTGAACTTTCTGTGGTTCTGGGGCATGAAGAACGCCGATGAGACCGGGCTGGTCAAGGATGCAGACCTCGAAGTCCTGAGCCGATACCTGTACGGCTGCGGCGAGGACTGCCAGCTCGACATGGGCAAAGTGGTGCAAGCCCTTGTGGACACCGGCTGGATTGATGTGGTGGCCGATGGCTTTTACATCCATGACTGGGACACATGGCAGGAACAGTGGTATAAGCTCCAGAAAAACCGCAGGCTGGATGCTGAACGAAAGCGGAAAGCCCGTCAGATAGAGCGAGAAGCCGCAAAGCCTACACCGAAGACCCCGGAGCCGGAACAGATGGAACCTCCTGTGGAACCAGAAGTCAAGCCGCCTGCAAAGCCGAAACCCGATAAAAAATCCTATGCGGAGTTCGTGAAGATGAGCGAAGCGAACTACGACCGGCTCGTGAAACTGTACGGCAAAGCCTTTGCGGATGCCTGCATTGTGGAGCTTGACAACTACAAGGGTGCACGGGGAAAGACCTATAAGGACGACTACCGCGCCATCCTCTGCTGGGTCGTAGACCG